CCGTTTGGTCTTTGTCTCAGCAGATTGTTAAGCGGATCAGCAACCGGATTGAGAAAGAGTTTCTGCCCATGGAAGAGGAAGGCTTGGTTGCCTACCACCTAAGCCGTCACACAATTCCGTACCACAAGGGTTCGTGGACGATCATGGCGCGGACCAATAGTTTTGTTCGTGAGTTTGCAGAGTCTTTAAGAGAAGACGGATACCTGTACAGTATTAAGGGCCGACCTTCTATTCACCCAGATGCAGTAGAAGTAATTACTGCTTGGCGTGACTTGCAAGCAGGTAGTTCCCTGTCGCTGCGCCGCGTTAAGAAGATGTATGCCGGTGTTCCCAAGCAGGGAGATCATGCTGTTGTAAAGCGGGGATCTGCTAGGTTGCTAGACACGGCGGATCCAGAAGCGATGTTGGATTACGAAACCTTGGTGCGTGAGTATGGAATGATTGCCCCGTTAGATACGGACGCAATGGATGTGGCGCGGTTTGGTAGTGAACAGAAGCTATACGTCAGGTCAATTGAAAGACGAGGGGAAGACATCACCCAACCCCCTCGCCTTAAAGTATCAACTTTCCATGCAATGAAGGGAGGAGAAGACGATAATTGCGTAGTGTACCTCGGGATACCAAGAGTGTGCGCTCAAAGCAATCATCCAGATGACGAGCATCGAGCATTCTATGTGGGCATAACACGCGCCCGAAAAGAACTGCACATATTAGACACCGATAAGAGGTATAAGTACCAGCTATGAATAGAGATGATGTAGTAGACAGCGCCTTAGACAAGATCAACGGCGATAGACAGGATGAGTATGGGGATGTGTTGAACTCGTTCACCACTATATCCATTGGATGGGACACAATTGTTAAAGCGGCGCTCGGTAGTCATGGCTGTATAACTCCGATGCATGTTGGTCTGATGATGGATTGGCTGAAGACAAGCCGGTTGTTGGTAGACATAAACCATGCAGATTCGTGGGTTGATAAGGTAGGGTATGCCGCCCTGTCTGCGGAGGTTGCAGATAGATACATGGAGCCGGGAGAGTTGTTGGATATTAGGTGGGGAACTGGGCGAGTTTCCCCCGATGCTCAACCAGAAGAAGATAAAAATGGTAATAACGCCGTTATTTCCCAGAACATTCAACCTAAGAAAGAAAACAGCGACGATTGGGTGCAAGATTTTGCTGAGAGAATGTCCAAGGCGGGGATGACTGACGAGGATGTTGCTGAGTACATCAGTGGCGAGGGCACCGGTACAAACAAGCCAATCACTCGCGCACAGTTAGCCGCGGAACTGGAGCCTGGGCTCAATGCGTTGTTCGGTACGGAGTATGATCCATACGTTGAGCCGAAGACTTGCCAGAAGATCGACGGCCGCAACGGCAAACCTTGTGGGCTCCCGTTAGTTGGCAGACAAAAGAAGTTCTGTAGTAAGCACGTTCCAAAGAGTACCAAAGTAGCAAGGAAAGCCTATGGCGAGAGATCGAAAAGACAAGTCAACGATCAACTATCTTGATCGGCTGGACATCGACCAATTAGATCCTGATTGGAACATACCAACCGAGTTCCCTGATCTGACAGGATACAAGTCTATCGCTGTTGATTTGGAAACAAGCGATCCAAACCTCAAGTCTCTCGGACCCGGTTGGGCCCGAGGGGATGGTTTCATCGTGGGGATTGCTGTAGCCGCGGGGGATTACAAAGGTTACTTCCCCATTCGCCATCAGAACGGACACAACCTAGATCCCAAGATGACCATGAAATGGTTTGCAAAGCAGATGGATACTCCGCGGATCGACAAGATCATGCACAACGCCACCTATGACGCTGGTTGGTTGCAAGCCGAGGGCATCGATATAAAGGGGCGGATCATTGATACTATGATTACCGGCGCTGTTGTGGATGAGAACCGGTTTTCCTACAGCCTAAATAACTTAGGTCGCGATTGGATCGACATGCGTAAGGATGAGAAGGCTCTTCGCGCAGCGGCCCGTGATTGGGGGTTTGATCCTAAGTCTGAGATGTGGCGCCTACCACCCATGTCTGTCGGACCCTACGCTGAACAGGATGCTTTGATGACGCTCAAGCTATGGGAGCGGTTGAAGATAGAGTTAGATAAGCAGGATCTGTGGTCAATATGGGAACTGGAAACAGGGCTCATTCCTCTCATGCTTAAAATGAAAACCAATGGCGTTAGAGTAAACACCGACCAAGCAGAAATAGTGCGGAAAGAATTGAAGGGTCGCATCAAGGGGCTGAAGAAATCTATACGTGATGAGACAGGCGTGGACCTTGAGCCATGGGCCGCGGCCTCTGTGCAGAAGGTGTTTGATTCATTGGGCTTGGAGTACGCCCGAACCGATGCCGGCAATGCTACATTTAACAAGCAGTTTCTAAACATGCACCACCACCCTGTTGCACAGCAGATCGTTAAGCTGCGGGAGTTCGACAAGGCCGACAGTACATTCATCGACACCATCCTGCGCCACTCACACAAAGGCAGGATCCACTGCGAGTTTCACCAACTGCGAAGTGATGACGGCGGCACAGTTACCGGACGTTTCTCATCGTCCAACCCTAACCTCCAGCAAATTCCTGCGAGAGATAAGGAGATTAAGCAGATGATCCGCGGGTTGTTTATCCCCGAGGATGGATGCAAGTGGGGTTCGTTTGATTACTCCAGCCAAGAGCCGCGGTTGCTGGTTCACTTTGCGGCTAGCTTGAGCGACGATCACCGGCATAAGATGGTGGATGGCATTGTTGAGGATTGGAAGACCAAGGATATCGACCTGCACCAGATGGTTGCTGACATCGCCGGCATTGACCGTAAGTCTGCAAAGACCGTGAACCTCGGAATTATGTACGGCATGGGTAAGGCCAAGCTAGCCGACCAGTTGGACATCAGCGTAGCCGAGGCCACTGAACTGCTTAACACGCACCAGAGAAAGGTTCCCTTCGTTAAGGGCCTAGCAGAACTAGCAAGCACTCGCGCCTCTCAGCAGGGCTCTATACGCACTCTACTGGGCCGTAGATGCCGGTTCGATCTGTGGGAGCCTAGAACGTTTGAATACAACAAGCCACTGGTTCTAAAGGACGCACAAGAAAAGTACGGCATGTACCTGCGGAGGGCGTTTACATACAAGGCTCTGAACAAGTTGATCCAAGGATCCGCTGCGGACCAAACCAAGAAGGCGATGGCGGATTGCTATGCCGAGGGATTAGTTCCTATGCTCACGGTCCACGATGAACTATGCTTCTCTGTAGAAAGCCAAGAGCAAGCCTCTAAGATCACCGAGATTATGGAGACAGGCTTATCACACATACTCAAGGTTCCGTCTAAGGTAGACGAGGAACTGAAGGACAATTGGGGAGAGATCGAATGATTGAGAATAATTTAAAAACAGTTGGCATTGGTCAAATGCATCCGATGCAAGTCACCGCTTTAATGGAAGTGATCGAGAACACCATGCGCCTAGCCATCATGACCGATGATGATGACATCATTGAGGAAGTAACCCACCACGTTAATAACATGATCCAGTTGTTTGGTGGGCTCGGCGTTAAGGTAGACTGCCTAGAGGATTAGGGAGTAAGCCGGCGCTGTATCTCTTGGTCCTGCGGGTTAGGTAATACCGTGGGGCCTGGGGGCAGGGTGGGTAGTGCGGGGATTGGAACGCCCCCAAATCTATTACCTGTAGGAGCCGTAACGGGTACACCACCAAATCTATTACCTGTAGGAGCCGTAGGTACAGAAACCGGTGCTGCTTCTAGCTGGGTTTCAGTGTCAGGACGCCGTTCGTATGGCTGATCGTCAGGCTGCAAGGAAGCGCCCTTCATTAGTTTTCTTATTTCATTTATTCTGGCCCGTGGAAACTGATCTAAGGTGCCTGCCCTACGCATTTCCTTGCGGTTGTTGGGGCTTACTTTAAACGGAACGAACTCACCTCTCATTATGCGCCGACCTCCAGACCCAATGTTGTTTTGTTTTAAGATTTTGCGGATATCTCTGTCCGACATACCCATTGTTCTAAGGTCTTCAAACATCTGAAAATATCTTTTATCAACGCGCAACTTTGCTTCGTTAGCTCTAAGAAAAGCGTCCTCTAAATCGTCGCTTGTTGCGCCGATGTCATCGGTCTTTGAGTTCCACATAGACCTAGCGTTTTGTTGCGCCTGTTGCATTCGATACGCACCAAACTCCAGCCCTTTTGCAGGGTCGAATACCAAGGGAGAAATACTTGTTCCCGCTCGGACAAGTTCTTGGATTAAGTGTCGCTCTGTTCCTAACTTATCTTCTGACTTAACACCAAAGTAAGTCCCCTCTTCCGTACCAATAAGTCCCCGAGCAAATCTACCAGCGACCATCTTTCCGCCTTTGAGATCAAAGGGTAAAACGTTAGGAAGCATTGTATCCACAATATGCGTCAGCATCTTTGTTCCTCTGGTTCCTACTGGATCCTCCGGGTCATATATTTTAGAGCCCGTTCCAGAACGTCCACCTCGGTAGGTGATATCAATCAGGGATTCAGTAAGCATTGCTTCGCCAACGAACGGACCAAACAATTCTCCCAACGACCCAATCATTACTTTGGTTATGGCTTCACTTGGGTCAGCGCCTGTTTTTCCAGCGGCATCTGCCTCATTAATTGCACGGTTCATAAACCGAGACAGCGTGTCATACGGGTTCAACACGCTGTAGTTAATGTATTCTAGTTTACCGTCTTCTGTTTTTCCAATAGGAATTAATACTGCCCCCTTCTCCCAATCAGGAGAAAAAGGCCCTTGTTGGTATGCTTCCATCTCTTCTCGGCTAACGCCAGAGGTTGCATATGCAAACTCCAACGCAGCGAGAGGAGTGGCTATTGTAGTAATAGAGAACCCAGCTAAACGTTGTACCCCGCGGTTTCGTATCGCGGGGATGTCCGAGGACATGTCATCTAGACCCTGCTTAACAATATTAAATCCAGTGCGGAGTATCTCGGCGGGGAATGTGATGAAGTTACCAACCGGTAAGCGGCGTCCTAATCTCACCAGTTCCGAGGCACCCTTAGTATAGTTTGGCACCGTGTCTCTAACGATCTGGGCAGCGCGAACTTTCACCAGCCTATCAATTTGCGCGTCAGTAAAATCTTTTAAGGGGGTCATTGTCATGTTGGGTGGAACGTCTTTGCCGTTTTTAGTAAGGTAGTTAAGCCGTTGTTCTCTTGTAACCGTCTTATCAAATAAAGCACTTTTAATCTTGGACTGTTCGGCATGGTAGCTGAAATATTTCCACATATCATCCGAGGCTTGGTAGGTATCCTCGGCAAACTTCATACCTTTTCCTAAGTATTGAATACCTTTATTTGCAACCCTTGCAGTGGCGCCGGCTCCAGGGATAGTTTTGTTATTGCTTAATGCTTCAACAAAGTTCCGAGGTTCCCGTGCAGTAATATCCAAGCCACGATTAAGAGCATCTTGAATTTCTCTAAGCTCGGTGTTTGTTCCCATGATACCAAGCTCTTGAGCCTCGGTCAGGTCTTTCATTACTGCATCTTCGCCACGGTTTCTAACGTTTGCAAAAACAACTTTCCGAGCGTCTGATAGATTGCTGTGCCGACCAATCATGGGAATGTTGCCGTTGGCTGTTGCAAACGCAACCGCCGTTGCAAAGTTTCGTATTTGAGTAATGGGAGATAGAATGGTTTTGCTGTACTGAGAGATAGCTTTCCCTTTTAGAAATGTACCAAAGACTGCGCGAAGAGCCGTGGTTCCAAAACTATCTTCAGCCCAGACAGAGTTGGTCAGGCTGTTGTATATATCCTTTGGGACATAATGGTTGTCCAAGGCTCCCCAACCAGACTGACTAATCACTTGATCTAATTCTTTTGCAGCCCCTTTGGCTGGCCCCGTAAGCGTTCCCGCCCCGCCTAACTTTACATCTCCCCCGAGCTTAACAAAGCCCTGTTCCATAAGTCCTTTAATCTGACCCTTGGTTAAGTCGGCACCATCTTTGAAGAACCGGCCAACGCCACTCTTGTCCTTTGCCATCATAGCAATGTTGCCGAAGTAATCATCGACCGCGTTGAACTGAGCAAGGTCCGCGATGGTTTTAAGGTATGCTTCTTTGGGGTCGGAGATCTCTCCCATAACCTGACGCAATGGTTGATCAAACTCTTTACGCCCTAGAAACATCCCAGTGTCTAGCCTGTTCTCAGCTATCCTACCGCCGCCGAGCTTGGCACTTTGGTTCTTTAATCGGTACTGGTTTAAGAAGTTATCCCGAGCCATAATTGCCACCTCATCGGTGACTTTAGCTCCTACTTTAATTTTGCCACTCGTTGCGGACAAACCATTAGCGGCCATAAACTCGGCGGTAAGTTCGTCACCAGACGTAGCGTTTGGCCCGAAATCTCTCTTAGCTATTTTGTTTAACTCTCGCTCGGTGTTTTTTTTATTTCCCACAAAG